ATGCAACGTAAAATTCAAGAACATGTAGATAAAGAAGAAAGAGGCATGAGTGAATTTAATGAAAAGATGGATCTTGAAAGAATGAAGAGAGAGGATTCAGAAGAAGCTTCCGAAGAAAGAATAAGAATAGCAGAAGAAAAGATTCAAGTAGCAAGAGAAAAAACAAATGCCCAAAAGTAGAAAACAACTTTCAGTAGCTAAGGCTAGAGGCATGAAAAATGGATCAGCAATAAATAGTGGTTGCTCTCATCGTGAAAACGGTGTAAAAAGTGATATTAAAGGAATTAGTGATATTCAAATTAAAGGCAAAAAATTTATTGGTGTTAAGTGATAGCTGGTGATTCTACAGAATACGAATTAATCTCAGAAGAAATATCTAAATTAAACCTAGATCCAGTAGTGTTAACTTGTGAAATCGGTTTGCGTAGAGGATTGGGATCTAAAACAATAATGGATGCGATTATCTCTAAAGGAGCAGAACATTATAGACATGTTGCAATAGATCCATATGGTAATTTAAATTATAAACATTATGATGATAGACCTCCATACACAGCAGATTATACAGACACTATGAAAATAGAAACTTTGTATGATTTAGTAAAGTATAAAGAGTTTGCTTTTTTTGAGTTTCCAGATACTTATTTTTTTGAAACTATGAAGAAGGGGTATCCAATGAGTATAGATGGTAATACTTATTTAAAAGATAAATATACTGTGGTGCATTTAGATGGGCCTCACACTACTAATGCAGTAAATCATGAAATAAACTTTTTTATGAGATGCATGGAAGAAGAGAGTTTATTAATATTAGATGATCATAAAACCTATAATACTAAAACTGTTGATTGGTCAATTGTAAAATTAGGTTTTGAAAAAATACGAGAAGGCGAAAGAAAATTAATTTATAAAAGGAGCAAATAATGGCATTAACTGCATTGATAGGACCAGCAACAAAGTTGATTGGAAAATTTGTTAAAGACAAAGACCTACAGCAAAAATTAAGTCATGACATAGCAACTATGGCAGAAAAACATGCACAACAATTATCATTACAACAAATAGAAGTAAACAAAGCTGAAGCAAAAGGCAATTGGTTTCAATCATCGTGGCGGCCTCTCGTTGGATGGATTTGTGCGATATCATTAGGAATAAATTTTATGGTATCTCCAATATGTGCTGGATTTGGAATTACCATACCTCAAGCTGACATGTCTGTGATGATGCCCTTGCTACTGGGCATGTTGGGTCTTGGCGGCCTTCGTAGCTTTGAAAAGTTAAAAAAAGTAGATACTAAAACTTTAAAAAAATGATTAAACGCATACATATAAACCAACATAAAATTAGAAGTAATAAAAAAAACAATACTGATGAACCAGTTATTACTGTAAAAACTTCTAAAAATAATTATTATGTTGATGAAGTAGAAGTAAAAGGTTCTTGTAAAGTTATGTATAAACCAAATAAACCATTGTCATGTGGAGCTAAAGTTTGGATAGAAACTACAGATGAAGTTATAATGAAAGATAATGATTTTGTTACTAAAATTTTATAAGATTAATTTTAGGAAAAAACATGTATGATATAGATACCATAAGTGCAATTAACGATTTAATAAAAAAAGAAATAGAAGCAGCAAAAGAAAACATCATATATAGTATAGACACACAAGAAGGATTGCAATATGCTAGAGGAAAGATCAATGCGTTAGAAACATTGCTACAGGAATTAAAAAACCTGCGAAATAGAGAGGACATATGAAGCTAATCACGCCTAAGAAGTACGATACATCTAACAAAGATGTAGCTGTTCCAAAAGGCAAGGAACAAACAGAAGAATATTTAGATATAATACCCAACCCAGTAGGATACCGATTATTAGTAAGACCTTGGTCAGGACAGAAAAAAACTGACGGTGGAATAATTTTATCTGATCAAACAAAAGAAACTATTGAAATGACTACCGTAGTAGGATTAGTTATTAAGGTAGGAGACTTATGTTATAAAGACAAAGATAGATTTCCAAATGGTGCATGGTGCAAAGAAGGACAATTTGTAATCTATGGTCGATATGCTGGATCACGTTTTAAAACTAAATATGGAGAACACAGAATATTAAACGATGATGAAATTATTGGAACAATTAAAAAACCAGAGGACATCCTCGCACTATTTTAAGGAGATAGTATGGCACAAGAACAAATGAAATTTAACAGAGAAGCAGATCCAATATCCGTAGGTGAGGATGCTCATGAAGAAAAAGAATTAAATGTGGAACAAAAAAAAGAAGATGAAAAAGTAGAACTAGAAGAAGTAGATTTAGGGTATACAGATCCTAATAAAAAAGAAACAGATGCAAAAGTAGTAGATGAAAAAAAAGAGGAAAAAAAACCCTCTGATTTAAATGAAATATCTTCAAGTGTGCAACGAAGGATTGACCAACTAACAAAAAGATATAGAGAAGCAGAAAGAAGAGAACAAGCCGCACTTGATTATGCAAAAGGATTGCAAAATAAATATACAAATGCTGAGAAAACTTTAAACACAGTAGATGATAATTATTTAAAAGAATTTGATGCAAGAATTGATGCACAAAGAGAACAAGTAAAAAGTAATTTAAAATCTGCAATTGAAAATAATGATGCAGATAAAATTACAGAAGCTAATGATTTATTAGCTAAATTATCTGTAGAAAAAGAAAAAGCTAGAATACTACAAGATAAGAAAAAAGAAACAAGTGCTGAAGTAAAGGCACCAGAACAAACACAACAAACACAACCCCAACAAGCTCCACCAAGAAAAGAGCCTTCAACAAAAGCTGTAGGATGGGCTGAAAAAAATGCTTGGTTTGGTAAGGATAAAGTTCTTACTAACGCAGCTTATGGTATTCATGAAGATTTAGTCGCACAAGGGTTTGACCCAGAGAGTGATGACTACTATAATGAAATAGATTTCAAGATGAGGGATTATTTCCCTAGTAGATTTGAAAAAGAAAAACGACCTACTCAAACTGTAGCTTCGGCTGGTAGAAAACAAGAAGGTCGCAGAACTGTGAAACTCACTCGGTCACAGGTTGCAATAGCAAAAAAACTAGGAGTGCCTTTGGAAGAATATGCCAAATTTGTTAAATAGGAGTCATTATGGACCAAAACATTAAAAGAAACTCACGAACTTCCACAGTGAGAGAAACAAGAAAAAAACAGTGGATGCCACCATCAAGTCTAGATGCACCCCCTGCTCCGAAAGGGTTTAAACATCGTTGGATTAGAACCGAAACTATGGGTCAACAAGATACTGGAAATGTATCTAAGAAACTTAGAGAAGGTTGGGAATTTGTAAGAGCTGAAGAGATTAAAAATCAAATTGGTGATCATGATTATCCTACAATTAGCGATGGTAAATATCAGGGGTTGATAGGAGTTGGTGGACTCGTGTTGGCGAGGATACCTGAAGAAATAATTGAGCAACGCAGTACCTATTATAAAAACAAGACCAAAGGTCAAATTGAAGCCGTTGACAATGATGTTCTAAGGGAACAACGACCAGAGATGCCTATTAATATTGATAGACAATCTCGAGTAACTTTTGGTGGTGGTCGAAAGTCCTAGATTTAAGACAACTACCGTAATTGTTTAATAGCCTATTATTTTTACAAGGAGGTAAAACATGGCAAACGTAAGTGAAAAATTTGGTCTTAGACCTTATAAAACACTTGGTGGACATTCATGGAACAACCAACAGAATAGGTATACTATTTCAAGCAACTACGGAACAGCAATTTTCCAAGGTGATTTAGTAATACCTGCAACTGACGGTGACATTGAAAGACATACAGCTGGAAACGCAACTCCAGTTTTGGGTGTATTCAATGGATGTTTCTATACTGATCCAACAACCAAGAAACCAACATTTAGTAATCATTATCCTGGTAGCATAGTCGCTAGTGATATTGTCGCTAATGTTATAGATGATCCACAAACTTTATTTTTGATTGATGCCGATGCAACTTTTACTAGAGCTGGTTTGTTTACTAACTATTCAGTAACAAACGTAACTGGTAATACAGATAGTGGTATTTCAAAAGTACAGTTAGATGTATCTGAGGTGAGCACATCATTCAGCTTCGCATTACAAGCAGTAGATATTTGTCAAGACCCAAATAACTCTGATGTTGCAAATGCAAACGCTAATGTTGTTGTTCGTATTAATAACCATTTCTACATGCGTAACAACGCTGCAGATACTGGCGTTTAGGGGGTAAATTATGGCAATATCTAGAAGTCAACTAGTCAAAGAATTAGAGCCAGGTTTAAATGCTCTCTTTGGTCTAGAATACAATAAATACGAAAATGAACATGCAGAAATCTTTGTGAGTGAAGCATCTGACAGAGCTTTTGAAGAAGAAGTAATGTTATCAGGTTTCGGTTCTGCTCCAGTAAAACAAGAAGGTTCAAATGTGACATTTGATCAAGCTACTGAATCTTTTACTGCGAGATATACACATGAAACTATAGCGATGGCATTTGCTATCACAGAAGAAGCTATTGAAGATAATCTGTATGATAGGTTAGCAGCAAGATACACAAGAGCATTAGCTAGAAGTATGGCTAATACTAAGCAAGTAAAAGCGGCTAATATTTTAAATAACGCATTTAGTACTAGTTTTACTGGTGGCGATGGAAAACCTCTATGTGATTTAGAGCACCCATTAGCTAATGGTGGAATTTTGAAAAATGAATTAACCACAGCATCTGATCTTAGTGAAACATCATTAGAACAGTCTATGATTGACATAGCAGCTTTTATTGATGAAAGAGGTCTTAAAATTGCTCTTCAAGGTGTTAAGTTGATAATTCCAAAAGAATTACAATTTACTGCTGAGAGAATTTTAAAAACTCCACAAAGAGTTGGTACAGCAGATAATGATATTAATGCTATGGCTTCAATGGGAATGATCCCACAAGGTTATAGAGTTAATCATTATTTAACTGATATTGATGCTTTCTTCATTATGACTGATGCTCCTAACGGATTAAAGCAATTCGTAAGAAGCCCAATCAAAACAGCTATTGAAGGTGACTTTGATACTGGTAATGTAAGATTTAAAGCAAGAGAGAGATATTCATTTGGATTCTCTGATCCAAGAGGTATTTTTGGCTCACC